TATAAGATTCAAGATATGTCAGCTAAAAATGGATTTGCTGACCCAAAACCATTCGATAATTTTTGGATGGTTGGAGGACAAGGATACGTAGTAATTTGTTTTTACAAACCAAGAAAAGAAAAATTTGTCTACAAAATACCAGTAGAGGTTTGGGAACGGGAAACATCGAAGATAACTAAAAAATCCGTTCGAGAAGATGAGATAAAGACATGGGATACGGAAATAATTCCTCTTAAAAATTAATACACCGCAGATTTCTCCACGGTGTATCGAGCGTACTGCAACATACTATTTTAACTCATCAAGTCTCTTTTGTGCAGAGATATCATTTTGATGATATTTGCAATAATGTGAAAGTTTTTTAATCTTATTTTTAATACGGCGATGTTGTGCAAGATATTTAGCACACTTAACTTTATTACGGCCAGCATAACTGTGACCACCTTTTTGTTTTGAACTCAAGAAAACACACCTCCTTAGAGTGTGCCATCTGAATGACTAATAGCTAGACGGCTACATAGTCATTTCGTCTCCTTTTAAAACACCAAGGATATCATCAAATCTAAGAAATCGATATTTTTCTGTACCATCATTATATTCCCAACCTGTTCCTTCTTTAAACAAAATTTTCTCTCCCATACTAAATGGAACACTTTTTCCAGAACCATCGTTTATATATCCGATATCAATCACTCGACCAGTTTTAGGACCGGCAGATATTTTTTTTGTGACAACAATACCAGATTCTGTTTGAACATTATTTTCTGGAGTTTCCAATTCTTTAATTACAACTATCCCTTCATTAGCTTTTATCATTCTGTATTATAACACGACATTAATAATCTTTCAACTATTTTATGTCAGTTATTTCTCTTCTAAAGGTAAGAATTTTTGTTCTAAATAAACCACATTTACTACAGAAAATTGCTGCCACTGCTTCTACTGTAGTTTCAGTTGTTTTATAAACATTAAATCCTAAAGAAGAGAACTCATGTTCGCAGAGTTGTTCATATTTTTTATCATTGTTCATCTTTTGGTAATTCAATTTTTAACTTAGCTAATTTAGTAAATATTTTTGTAAGAACATCTAGTGTGGGAGCTCCACTGTAACCAGCTAAACCTGTTAGAGCTACTGTTAGATACTCTCCCGTTTTGAATTCTTTACAAAGGAAATAAACCACCATTCCTGCAAAAATTCCCACCATTGCGCCACCCACAAATTGAGTAAAATTTTTACCTTCATCTGGGCTTTTAATTTCTCTAACCAACCCACCCATTGCTGCAAAAATTCCGTGTAAGAGTATGTCATAGACATTAATTTCCGCCTTCATATTTCTTCCTAATATGGTCTCTGTTTTTTATTGCCCAGATAGCGATAAAGACCGAAATTATAACGAACAAAGTCTGCACCGCCATGCTGATTAATCTACTAGAATTATACTCGTAGATGTAATTAAGAGCTTCACTCTCTTTAAATCCGAAGATAAAAAAATAATGTTTGTTATTTGCTTCTACTCCTAAGTTAGGAATTCTATGCCAATAATAATACTCTGTATCATCAGTCCATTTATTTATACAACTTCCACTTTCATTGCCTGATTTAATTTGGTCATAACATTTTTTCAAATCTATATTTCCAGGTAATGACCCATATTTTTGTGGATTTGATGCGATATCGCCAAAATTATAATCATTTATATTTCCTCTATATGTAAAAATAGGATTATCGTCTACTAGATAATTTAAATTTTCATCTAATAATATTGATCCACCAGTTTGGTACATTTTTATTTCGTGAGTTAAAGAAAATAAAGTAGTCTCGTACATTGTTATCTTTTCGGGTGTCTTCATTGCAGTTTTATCCAAGAAAGTTTGAACCCGATTCATAGTGGAAACAACGTTATCAATTCTTTGGTCTTGAAATTGTAAAGACCTTGCAATAGTATTTTCTCTCAATATGGCAAAATTAGATTTAGCTGTATAGATAACACTTGCCATCATTATGAGAATTATCATCAATATTCCATATGTAAAATTCTTATTTAAGTCTTTCATATTATTGTGGAGAAGAATGATGCTCCTCCAATTGCATTGAATTTATATTGGATATAAGAAACTGTACGATATAAAGGTTGATTGTCAGTACTATTTGCAGTAGTTAAGGTAGTATTCCATACAGATGTTGCACTTGCAACAGTGTCAATAGTGTGGACATCAGTTGAACTATTCATGACGTTTTGACTACCACCAACACCATTTTTATAAGTATTTCCTTGGTGATTACTTGTATTTCCATTTCCAGTATGAGTATGTGACCCTCCAGTATGAGAATGAAACTGAACCGAGTGAGTATGAGCATTTGAACCGCCTGTATTATTTATCTCTCCAACACTTGCTGCAATTTTAAGAAATTTATCTCTCATATCAATTGTTCCAGAAGTGCCATCACATAGCGTCCATCCAGCAGGAATATTGGTTGTAGAACCTAACCACATTCCAATGATATTTTTTGGGAGACTTGGGTTTGAATTATTTTGAATTGCTACTAATTTTTTATATGCTGGTTCTACTGTTTCAACTGTAGTAAGTACTGGTGTTGTAGATGTAATTGATGAACTAGCACTATTAAGTGAAATAGTGTGAGTATGACCTAAAGCAATTCTATCCCCACCATCACTACCACCTCGTTTACCTCCAACGCTAGTAAATCCTCCTACTGTTTGAGAATGAGAATGGGAACCTTCAGTATGTGTATGAGTCAATGAATGAATATTAGTATATGATCCACCTGTTGCTCCTGAGTCAGCACCAGTATCAGCACCTTTAAGATATTTGTTAATTAAATTTGGAGTTGCATTATTTCCATCACAAATGAAATAATTATTAGGAATAACTGAATCTGCAAAAAAACAAATTGCATTTTGAGGTAAAAAATTGTATCCACTGGATTTTATAAATATTACAGAATGATATGGCGGATCGTTTGAAAACGAACTATAGGTTGAAGTTACAGAAGATAAACTACCACCAGAAACTCCTGCAACTGGTATTCCTTGATGTCGATGGTAACCATTTATCAATTCACTTCCATCAGAATCTGAATCTTGGACATTATTTCCAACGTATCCAGTGGTAACCGCATGGCTATGAGAACTCATCGAATGAGAGTGTGCAGGAGACGAATGAGAATGAGTCGCATTACCACCAGTCACATTTGGATTTTCTGCACCCCAAGCCTTAGGATGCAGTCCATCCAATGATGTCTCTCTCAAAAATCCGCTAGGGACTGATGCATTAGTACCAGCCCAAACTAATATTATATTTGGTGCTATCATGTCAAAATTTCTTTTTCGATATATTGATGAACCCTAAAAAATTTTCTGTCGGGCATAAGTTCTTTAGCCTTTTCAATTGCGTGATTAGGGTTATCATCTATCAATTCTATTAAACTACTATTGAGGAGATTTCCTTCTGGGGTTGCTCCGTCATATGCTTGTATTAAAATAACAGGTAATATTTTTACTTCTTTAATGTATGTTTTTATCATTGGTTATTTTATATAAGTTGTTGTGGTAACTAATTTTAAAATAGTATTAAATAATACCGAGATACCACCAGATATAAATGGAGTATAAACTCCAAAATTTATAGACCCAACATTACTTAATATGAAAGTACAAAATGCCCCAACTGCAGCAATTAATGCACCTTTTAAAATTTTATATACATCTTCTTTTATGAGATTCCAATTGTCTGATATTATTGTTTTTATTGTCATTTTATTTTTTAATAAATAATTTTTTAAAACCTAATATTATAAAATCAATTCCTGAAGTAGAGTCTACAAGAGATTGATATTTTGTATTTGCAGTAGTTTCAACTTCATTATTAAAACTATCATTCTTATTATTATATCTAGTACGCCAAGTATCTCTGTCTGTTGTCATATCAGCAGTTATTTGGACTTGTTTGGAAAGATTTTCATTAGCAGTCGATAGTTGTTTCTGATAACTTAACTCCATTTTCTGTTTTTCCGCATACTTAGACTCAATTTCATCTAACTTAGTTGTTATTTGGTTGATAGAAGATTCTAAATCACTTATTTTTTTCTCTTGATTTGAAACTTTATCTGAATAATTCTTCAAATCGTTAGCCCAACCAATAAGAGCGCTTACAGTTCCTTCTAAATTTCCATCTTTTAATTTATCATTACTATTTTTAAAATTAATTAACATTGATAAAACTTTTTCTTGTTCTTGAGTCATATTTTTTTTTCTTAACCAACCAATAACTTTATATTTTCCAATTACATAATCCATTTGGCTTATATCACAAACTCTTTTTAAGGGCCAATTTTGGTCAAAAAATTTAGTGATTACATCTGATGTCGCTTCTATACAAATACCGATATGTCCAATTCCATTTGGATTACTGTAGATAACGATATCTCCAGAAAGTGGAAAATTGGTAGATGTATTTTTTATATAATCATAATTGTCACCTGCTCTAGATGGAAAATCTTGAGCATTGCAGTGTTCTATAATTGGAAGTTCGTAGACATCTCTAATGTAAGCATTTACTAAATCAACACATTGATTTAACGCATCTCCACCACCAGTGACTTCACAAAACTGACCATTATATTTATTTATAAATTCTGTTAATGTCATTATCTTAAATCGAATCCAAGTAATAATCCATCGTAATTGTTTGCCGCAGTACAAATAAATCCAAAGACATCAATTGAACCTGCAGTTGTTGTTAAAAGAGGAACTTGACCAGATGGCCATTTAATTCCACCCCACCACGTTACCGTCTGAGCAGAAGTCCCTGCTTGAACTAATCTAATCATAAATCCTTGACCGACTGTTGCGTTTGTTATCGCTAATGTTCTATTATTTCCTGAGATATCGGCAAGATTTAGAGTGAACATTTTACTTGATGATAAATCAAGTGTTACCGTAGTGTCATCAACAATAGCCGACAAAACTTTATCAACTTGTAATTGATCAATAGCAGTTTTAATGTTAGTAAAATTTTGATTTACTTTTGATGATTCAGCCTTTGTATTTGGCGAAAATGTGTTTATTGTTATTCCCATATTTTTTTAAAAAAAAGAGTCCGCAGTTAGCGAACTCATAATTCGGCTTTCTAAAAGCCTAGAATATCTAACTGATACTATATCTTCTTTATCTACAATTGTCAACCCACAACAGGGTCTCCTGGAGTAGTTAATGTTTGAGTCTCTTTAAGATTACGATAAACATCTTCAACTCGTTTCGCAATATCTGGAGTTCGTGAAGAAGCTTCCAATACCACATAGTCTGGATGATATTCAACTGATTGAATCTGGATGTTATCAGAAGCAGCATAAGAAAGTGTTTGATCCCAAACGTCATCATCCCAAGTAAATTGGTCCCATCGAGTCACTGTTTTAACACCTTGTTTAAGATTTTTAATACGCATTGTCTGACCAGGTTTAATTGATTCAATGTCATAACCTTTTCCAGAATCCCACCCGTTATTATCTAATATTGTAATAGATGTTCTAATTTCTGGGTCTTTTTTATGGTTAATAACTCGGTTTGCAATAATGTCAGCGGTTGCAGTTAATGAAACTCTTTGGTCAACAAGTTTAGTAGAATGAATCCCATATGATGCAATTGAACCTGTATTCGAATAAACTCGATACATTGCTACTCCAGCAGTTTCTGCTCCTACAAAATAAACTCTATTAACAATATCTTCTCCTCTACGCCATGTTTCCATTCTCGATATATGTCGTCCAAGAACAAAAGAATGTTGTGCTGAAAGTAAATCAGAATATTTTAAATATATAACGTTGTTAGCGTCCACGAACCAATACCAATATTGGGGTGTAAGTTCAATTATTTTATCAATGGCTTCTTTTATATCATAAGTTTTAAAATCATAAGAAACAACTGTTCCAGTAAGGTCAATAGAAGTAGCATCATAATTAATCAATCCGTCATCGGCTCTATAATAACCAACCACATTTTTTAACATATTTGATGGATCAGTTGAGTTCATCACAATATCAGTATTACCTGTTCCGTCACGGAGACTTATGTTTGACATTTCTGATACAAAATGGAGAATGGTTATCTCAACATATTCGGCGGAATCTTCTAGAATTGGTCTATATCCAGAAATATAACCTGAATAAATTAAAGTCCCTGAAACAGCGTCTTTATCAAAACAATAAACTTCAATTCTATTAAAGAGTGCCACATCGTAGTCTTCACCAAATGAATCAAACTTCCTCGCTAATTTGACAACCATTTCTCCAGGTCCACCATTAATTACCATTTTAAATGTTGGTTCAGATAAAACTTCATCCATCCAATTAGTTATAAACTGTCCAAGTCGGGTATAAACTCGATATTCATAATATTTTTTAAAGACGATAGTACTTACATGAAATTTAACGTTACTATCGTATGAATACACATCTGGAGGAATAACATTGAATTTTACATAGTTGTCTTTTCCAGCAATATGATTTGTAACATTATTATCTTTACTATAAGTTGCTACTATATTAGCTTTAGAAACGGAATTAATTCCCAAAGTAGCATAACTTTCTCCCAAGTAAAGTCTTCCACTATCTTCTCCAACAGCGAATCTTTTTCCTTCAGAATCCATAGTTGAAGTCCACCATGCTTTGTTAACATTTCCTCCTGGTTGCACTTCTTCCCAGTTAGTACCATAATTATAAGATATAAATACTCTACCGCCCTCAACCGTAGCGAATACGATTTTACCGTCTGAACTACATTGGATTGTACTCCAACTGTTATTAGCATAACCACTAGGTGTTATATCACTCCATGTAGACCCATAATCACTAGACATATATACACTAGCATCAAGTTGGACTACATATACATAAGCTCCAGTATCATCACAAGCAATATAAGCTGGACCAGGAGATATTGGGTATGAACCCAATTGTGTCCAGCTTACACCTGAATTAGACGAATAATAAAGTCTATAATAAAGATCATCCGTATAATACATTTTACTTCCATCTGAGCTAAGAGCGCAGTTAGAACTACAGCCACTTCCACCTATTTTTGTCCATGCTACACCACTATTTGTAGAAATATAAAATTGAGAATCGCTAGCGACAGTCAAAACGCTTCCATCATCATCTGAAGAACACCAAAACCAATCATAATCACTACTTAATCCAGGTGGATCAACGGGAGTCCAACTAGTTCCTGCATTATGAGAAATAAATACATCAAGAGTAGCATCTCCTCCGAATGCAGTAACTATTAAATTGTTACCAGTACTGTCAGATGCGGCATTACTCCATGAGTGGTCTACGTTACCAATTGGTTGTGATTCTGTCCAAGTAGCGCCAAAATCATTAGATATCCAGATTCTCCCACCAACACTATAACTATCCATAGTCGTAACAGCTATTTTTTTTGAACCATCACTGCTAGAACCTAAACCCACCCACCTTAAATTAGAATCACCTCCAGGTCGAGTTTCAGACCATCTTAAATTTCTCTTGATATTAGCCTTAATAGAAACATCTTTTGTTGCCATTATAAATATCTAGGTTGATATACAAAATTTAGTGTACCACCCTGAGTAAATCCTGAAAAAGTAACTTGATAAGATTGCAATCCTGGTTCCCATCTAGCAAAAACTCCTTCGATTGGTGCTTCAGTAACTCCTTCAATAATTCTGTGGTTATCAAAATCAAATTGGACCAAATCACTATATGCTAAAGTTGGAGTTAAACCAGTTCCAGACCAAGTGACTGTTTCGCCTGTATTATTATAGGTTAGAGATATCGCATTGGTTGTTGTATATCCAGTACCAGTTGGAGCATTATAAGTTATTGATGGTTCTGAATAAACTGAACCTGATATTGTTATAGTATCAGTAAATGAAGATGACCCACTAGGAATAACATGGAAAACAGTTTGTTGTAACCCATAAAAAAAAGGATTATTCATCAAAAATTCCATTTCAAATGGAACGTAATCCATATTATAATGAGAATCACCAATCCCTACCGATGCCACAGTTGCAGTAGCTGATCTATCTGCATCAATAAAAATCGTAACAGAATCTTTTCTTGTAATATTAGAATGAATATCATCAATTAAGGACTGAAGATTAGAAGGACTACTTCCAATGATACTTCCACTGAGATTTATTTTTCTTTCAGAGAAATCAGTTGAAAGCAATTTACTCCCTGGTTGTCTAGCAATTTTTTGTGAATTCAAATTTCTAGTTGGGGTATTTCGATACACTATTTTTTCAATAATATAGTTGTCTGTTTGTAGAGAAAATCCGTCAAAAGTAGGGTATGGTTTAGCTGGCATTGTTATTTATTAAATTATTAATCATATTTTAACCTAATCCGTATCTAGCTAATTCATTTTGACGACCTATCATACGAATTATTTTTTGGGCTAAATCATTAACTCTTGCTTCAGAATCCATATTTACAGCACCTGTAAAAGTTATATTAATGTTTGAACCACTAGTTGTTCCTCCCCCATTAACATCAATTCCAGATGTGGGAATAACTCTTTCTCCTCCATGAGCAACAATAGGAACGGCTTGTCCGTATGCACCAGGGATAACTCCTCCATGTGCGTAAAAACCAGCTCCACCTCCACCACTATTTGCAGATGAAACACCAGGTTTCATCCCCACTAGTTCTTTGGCTTTATTAATAGCATTATCGAGCCATTCTATAATTCCCTTTATAGGATTTACAATTGCATTTTTTATCCCTTCCCAAACGTTACCTGCAACATTTTTAATACCATCCCATACATTTGACAAATTAGTTTTTATATTATTCCATAATTCAATGGCAATATTTTTAGCATTTATCCAAGCAGTTTGTAAGGCATTAACGAGAGCATCGACTTTAGTTCGAATTGATTCCTTTATTAACTCCCATGTTGCGATGGCGATAGTTTTAACATCATCCCAATGTTTAACTAACCACACTCCTGCGACAATCAAAGCAAGTATCGCTAGCACAACTAATGTGATAGGAGATGTTAATACCGCCAATGCGGCATTAAATAACCAAGTAGCAGCAGTTGCAGCCCATATGGCCGCATTGTATGCCCATGTAGCAACAGTTGAAGCAATCATTGCTATTGCATGCGCAGTAAATCTTATAATTGACATCCAAAGTTCTGCATTAAGTAAAATGAATTTAGTAATTGTAGAGGCAATCCCTAATATTAAGTTAGCGAATCCTGCAATGGCAGAAACCAAATGAACTGTGGCGAGAGATACTAATGATGGAGAAACAAAAACAAGAATAGTAGTTCCAAGAAGTTTAAGCCACCCCTCATTTTTTTGAACCCAACCACCAAAATCTTGAAATACTTTTTGGACTTCTTTAATCTTATCACTTAGAGTAGTAAATATTCCTTGAAGACCACCCGCTCTGTCCCAAAGGTCTTTTATTTTATTTGCCAAGGTAATCACCGACTCATTTTTCGATAATACTTCATACAGATTACCTACAATAAAACCTAAGAATGCCATTTTTGCTCCCATCAAAACTAATGGTCCTATAAGCATAACTAATGCTGGAGTAGCGATACCAACTATTACACCTGCGAGTGTTAACATTGCAGGAATACTTTTAGTAATGTTATTTGCAAAAGTAATTAAATCTTTTTGATGATCATTTAAAAAAGATAATACGGGAACTAATGCATTTTTTAATAAATCAAGAAATCCTCCTTTAACTGGTTTGAAACTTTCATCTAATCCCATAAAACTTAAAGCAGTTAATTTTAAAGTGTCTCCAATAAGAGAAACCTGACCGTCAAACGATTTCAAAAGTTCTTTGTTTGAACCACCGTACGCTAATTTAAGAGCACTAGAAATAGCTTCAGCTCCAATAGCACCTGGGATATTGAGATCTCCAACGCTTTGGAGGACACCCATAATTTCATCAACTGACATTTTACCAGCCTGATTTGCTCCAACAAATTGCCACATAGCATTAGTAGCGTCTTTGGATAACATTTCGGCAAGTGCTCTAATTACTGGTATATTAGCATTGGCAAATTGCCTGTTCAATTCTTCTGAAGATAACTTAGCTTTTGAATTGACCTGAATCATGGCACGAGTCGCACCTTCAAGTTCAGCATAACTACCACCAGTAGCAGCAACAGCATCAGATAAATTTCTCAACCATACTTCTGATTTACTAACATCTTTTGTATTACCAACCAATTTAACCATTGAGTCGGCCATCTGGTCAACATTAAACATGGTATCTTTTGCCATTGATCTTATAGATTTTGCAAGATCAGCTGAATTTTGAGTAGTTCCTTTCAAGAGGTAATCTGCCGCATAACTCAAACGTTCAAACTTAGAAGATAATCCAACTAGACTTTCTCCCCATGAAAACATCTGAGCACTTGCAAAAGCTGATGCCCATTTAGCCTGAGAACTCATATCAAAAAAGAATTTACCTATTCCAGTGGCCGCTTTACCAACCATATCTGTTATGCCACTAGTTCCAGCAGTTATTTTATCTTTAAAACTATTAAAACCAGTGACAGCAGAACTAAATGATTTTTGAAAAGTTGACATCCCAGATACCGCACCAGAACTGATGGCTGTCATTGCCGAATTTACTTTTCCGACAGCTGATTGTAATCCTGAAGAGAGATTATCAATCAACGTTAATTTTACTTGTATTTCTTCTCCGCTAGCCATGTTATTTCTGAGCCCTATCAGATTGAGTCTTCTGAGCTTCTTGATTCATTATTATTAAAATTTCCTCTATAAATTTAACAGGTTGGTTCATATAGGTATGATAATCCCAACCAAATTCCTTACAGATTATGTATCTTTTGTAACTTTCGGAGGTTCCCGACCCACCATAGAGTAAGGAAATCACCTCCTTAGTTAGTTTTTTTTCTCATTATCCGTAAGAGAAGAGTTAGATGTTATTTCATTTATTTGTGTATATATAGTTTCACCATCTTTCACAGGTAGGTTATATAACCATTCTGATGTAAATGGTTGATGAACTCCATTTGTATCAATGTATTCTTTTACCAACATCTCTGATGCTTTCTCTTGCATACATAGGTATGTGACTGGATTAATGTTGTCAAGTTTTCCAGATGTAACATCGACACTACCTGAACTCAATAAGATTTTCTGCAACTCCCGAGACTGTCCTGTTGTAAGATAAGAGCTAATCACTGCAACTTGTCCAGTCACGGGAAGTTTAACTTCAATTTTTTCAATTATTTGATCCATTTATTTATTTTTTAAATTAATTAATAAGTAGTTGATTTTGTATTTGATAATACGACATCAATAAGTCTAGTTCCTGAGTCTACTACATCTTCTGCTACGAAGTTTGCAGTTATGGCAAAGAAATCGTCAAGACCTGTACTGATTTCACCTTCATTCAATCTGAATTGGGGGATATTAATAACCAATGTTTCGTTAGCATTACCAGCGAAACTAAGTTTCATAGCTCTCTTGTTCAAATTGTAATAGGCATTTTTGTCTGCTTCTGAATCAAAGAATAATCGATATGATCCTGATATCTTAATACCTTTGTTTCTTATAGTAGAAACATCAGCACTTCCAGATTGATGGATAACCTCGATATTATTTGAGATAGTTAATGATAATTCATTAAGTGGAGTTGCAGTAGCAACACCAGCAGCAGTCAATGATGATCCAAATTTTGCAGTAAGGTCTTTAAAAGAAAATACTGTTCCTGATGTTGTAGTAACTGTTTGAGTTGCTCCAACTGTTGGGAAAGCTCCTTTAAAGGATGCTGTTAATTCAGCAAGTTTGTCTTTAACATCAATTTTAAGTTCGTCTAATGTACTATAGGTATATTGTTCAACATCAGTATCTCGTCCGTAAATCAAAGTTGCTGTTTTTGGAGTATTTCCAGATGTAGATACATAGAATGTATGAACATTTGGAGTTCCTGTAGCAACTATTTCGTTTCCAAGAGCTAATTTAAATAAATATCCTGAGTTAACTATATCTAAATCTAATTTCACGTCTCCTTCACTCCATTTTTTACCAATTACAGACCCAACATCCATTGCTCTACTTGTTCTAGCAGAAGTAACTTCGATTGGTTCATGGTGTCCTCTCATCGAGGATTCAGTAAAAGGAAGGTAGACTGAGGCAACTGCGGGCGATCCGACAGATGATTCAATGCCTAAACCTAAGTAACCTAATCTTCCAATTGTTATAGCCATTTATTTCACCTCCTTAAGGTTTATATAAAAAATAATTATTGGCTGTTAACCAGCTCAACGGCTTCTATATCTATATCTAATAATCTTGTATCAGTTTCTCGGTCTTGATATTTAGCATCCCATTTTACAGGCATAACATATTTACATGTTCCTGATAAGGTTGTATCCATATCAAATGATTTTTCTAATTCATCAATGACGTTAGTTACTATATCTTCTGCGGCTTCTGGACCTTGACCTATTTTACTCCTTTCTTGATATATTTTCACGCTGAAGTTTCTTTGTCTCAAATTAGTCGCACTAGACCTAAATTCACCAGTTCCTCCTGCTAATGTTACAGTAGCATAAGGATAATGTCCAGAGGGATTACTAGTTTCCCAATTGAATGCGGCCTCAATACTATTCATTTCACTAAGTTTTTGAACAATTTTTGTTCTTATCGTATCGACACTCATCTTGTTATCATTGATATTAAATGGTTAACTTCAGTAAAAAATAATCCTTGAGCAGCAACAGCTGTTTGTTTAACAAACCAGGTTCCGTCACGAAAAGCTTTTCCTGTATTTTTTAAATACTTTGCAAAAGCCCATGCTCCTCTTTTTCCACCATAAAAAATTCTATCTTCCAAATCAGATACGTTTGGTAATCCAGTTGGACCACCACCTCTTTCAACAGCAGCCGAATATTTTGCACCAGGTCCGATGACTCTAAATCCTGGACCTTCCTGTTTTATTCCGACACTTTCTTTGAGTTCTCCAGTAAATACAGGTGCTTTGTCAACTAACATGGTAGTTATTTGGTCAGCAGTTCTATCAAGTATTTCCTCAGTTCCAATCCCAATTTCCTTTGCCATAGTAGTTAATCTGCTGGTAAGTTCTTTATCCCCTGTTATTATTACTTCATATGCCATTAAAGTTCCTCCTCTTCCATTTCAATTAATGTTATCTCATAATGTGGTTCAATGTCTATTTGAGACCAATCTTCTATTCCTCTAACTCGATATGTTTGACCTGTTCCAGAGACTGTAACTTTATCCCCAGATTTAATTCCTGATTGAGTAGTAAAACAAAGCGCTGTTTGACCAAAAACACCTTCAGAAATTGCTATTTCTTCGGCTCCTGCTGGTTGTATTTGACATTTTATTGAAGTTAATGCCTCATTTATCTGATAAAGTTCCTTAGAATCATTATCAGTTCTTTTAGTTAATCTTGAAATACTTATGACTTGATCTGTTATTAATGACATTTAGTGTAACCATTGCGAAGCAATTCTATATGAACTTAATAACTCGTAAGCATCTTTAACGAAGTCTGATTGACCATCTTTTGTTTCCCATCTCTTAGAAACTCGTCCTTGTGTAATTGAAGCTAACCCCTCTTTATTTGTATGTCTCATAACCATGTCTGAAACCATGTTAACTGTAGCCTGTCTAATATCATAAGGAACAGTGTCAAATCCAGCAGTATAATCAATTTTTACAAATCCATTACTTCCTTTAATATCATTGAAACTAGTCATTATTGATGTTCCGCCAGTCATTGATAGTTCATATCCTGGATATTGTATCCAATCAGCTGTTGCAGGGATATCGAATTTATCTTCTCCTCCAGTAGTAAGTGTCAAATTTATTGAACTTCTACCTTTAACAAGACTAATCGCTTCTACTGAAACAATTGGTATTTTTCGTGGGAATATTATTAAATCTCCTTCAGGTGTAACTCTAATTGGTATCTTTTCTCCAACAATTTTTTCAGTAAGTATTCCCGATGTTGTAGTGTATCCAAGGTATCCGTTTATTATCGCTTCGGCAGAAGCAATCCAAGATTGTAATTGTGGGCTGAAACTATCATCAATGTCCATAAGAAGAAAATTCTCAACATCGACCTCATTACAGTATCCTAAAACTATTTCGTTATTTCTTCCTGTCATTTGTTTATTTGTTAAATTGTATTGTTTTCACTTTGTTTTGCCCCCACCAAAGTGAATAGTAGGGGCAAAAACAATAC